CTCCGATCCAACACAATTGAACATTTGCGTTAAACCTACCGTAAATGTGCCCCCGTAGATGATTAATCTAACTTTGCACTGGTAATCTTGTTAACCTACAAGAGAAAGGTGTATAGGGATAAATCATCTCCTAAAGATCACTTCAGTGTTATTATCCTAGATACTTAATGATTAATTTCATTTTAAGTATTTAAGGTGAGGCATTGCTTTTCCAAGTTCTCCTTGATTGATCATTAAGGAGTGACCGAATTGCATTGCTCTTGCTTTCGCAATAATAACATCTGGATCATCCTGCATCAATTTAAACATTTCCTTTCCGAAACTAGAGTGAGTGAAGATTAATTCTTCACTTAATCTTGATCCGGATTGTAATTTGTCTAAATTAATCAGAGTAACCGTTCTAAGTTGCTCTGTAAGATTCAGAGTGTGATTCAGTCTCATACTCATCTCTCAGAATCCTTTAATGGAACTGTAGATTGAGTATGTCAGTGGATGGTTTTCTATTGTTGGTGTATCAACAGCAACATTAGGAACATCCGGAAGTGGCTTTAAAAAAGTATCAAAGTCTGACCTGAATTTCTTATGAAATGCAAGTAAGTCATTGGTAATCTTTCATGCCATTCCATTCACAACCCCCGCTCCTGCTCTTTTAAACTCATCAAAGAGTTTAGACTCAGAAGCTGGTACTGGGTACTCATTATGTTTTGTCGCTGATGCTAAAAATTCTCTTGTTTCAAGAGGATTTTCACCATTAATGTTTCTAGAAACAAAGTGAACTCACTTTGCTTTAGAATTCAAGAATCTTCTCATTTTCTTTGGAAATAAATCTCCAAAGAAAGTAAGAAAACTATTGAACAAATCTAATGTAGTTACCATGGATCTAGGTCCCCTGTTAGTATAAACCAATTCTCTTATCTGTGAAAAGATAAGTAGAGGTTGATTTATATTCTCAATAAGACCTTTCATTGGTACAGGAGAGATTTCAATTCCACATTGAAATCACCTCTTGGCAAATTCATATGTGTCCACAGATACATGTGATTTTGCTTCAGAGATGTTAACTCCTAGAGCTTTAATTAGCTCTCTATATTTATAGGCAACTTCATCGTCTCACAAGACAATGTCATCACCTAATAAAATATAATTACCAAATGGATATTTTCCACAAAGATAAGCGGCATATTGCACTACACAATGATGTGATAGTGTAAACATTGCTCAACTTGATCTGGCTCCCATAGGTTGTCCAACAGCGTAAGCTATTGTTTCACCTGTAGGTGTCCTGAAAGGTTCGTTAACTAATAAGTTAACTCAGGCTGCTGCTTGAACAGGTCCTCACCATTCGGCGAGAATCTGTTGTTGCAGTTTCCTTGGAAACCTGTCAGTTGCAGAAGATAGATCCAGTGAATGGAATGAATCAATCCTTCCTCCTTTATCTATTAATGGATCTTGAGTGAAAGTTCTGTCTTGTGGTATTGATTTTAATACCTCAAACAGTTTTTCACTTAACGGGTTTAATGCCCATTGAGATATATAATCATATATCGCAATGATTCTGCATTTAGCCTCTGGGTCGTTGATTAAGTGGAGCTTCCTATTCGAAACAATATGTTTTGAAATGGAAGCATTACCCCGAAATCGTTTGAACCAGTCCATTGCTTCTGGGCCTATTAAAGTAGCTAATCCTCACAGGTTTGCACCTGTAAAGGCTTTAGCACTTAAGTGCGCAGCAAGTAAAGCTGGACCTACTTGAGGTCCTGCTTTAAGATTCAGGAAAAATGATTCAACTGGCTTAGGATATGATGGAGGTTCAATCTTCACAAAATCATTAACAAAGATGTTAATGAACTCTTGTGGAAATTGATCAACGGATCCTGAAAATGGTTCAGTAATTGAACCATAATCAGGCAGAGAGTTATATTTCATAGCTCTCGATACGTTTAAACAAGTTAGTACGAACCTGATATTATCAGGCTGTCTACTATCAATTAGAGCCTGGAAAAACTCTATTTGTTTAGGAAACCCTAACTTATTTACACCGATCAACATGTCGTTTACCCTTAGCGGGGTTCCCGACATGTACCTAGTAACAATTAACCGAATAAATTTTATTCGTTTAATTGTCGATAGGATACCCTGAGACTCAATTCATCTCTGAACTAATATAGTTCATTGATAAACTAATCTTCTCTTGGTCTTAGCATCGATGGAAGTAAATCAATTAGAAGAGATCCATACAAGGACTCTTTTAATTAGTTTTATTTCTTTCATTGCATTTAATTTTTGTTAAATGTAACTGGAACCGATGTTAATACATTAATGTGACATCGAGTATACAACCTATACTTGGTGGGACCAATCCGAAGACTGTCTTTTCGTGCAGTTACTCACGAATCGCGGGAGTAGTATATAACACATATACGTATAACCCGGGAGGACCAGATTTAAAC